ATGATGGAGTGTTGGCAAAATGGTTATCGTGCTTATCCAGTCTTCCGTAGTGTTCTAAAAGATGAACCTAAGGAGGTTGGATCTACTAAAGTTCGAGTGTTCCAATGTGGACCTGTTGCTTTCACCATTGCTGTGCGAATGTTCTTCTTATCCTTTGTAAGATTTGAAGGCATTTATCCAATTGAGACAGAATGTGCTGTTGGAGTAAATGCTTTTAGTCGTCAATGGGATGAGTTGATGAACTATGCTGAGAAATATGGTAAGGATCGCGCTATTGCATGGGACTACAGCAAGTTTGATGTAAAGATGTCATCTCAAATTACACATGAGGTATATCGTAATTACATCAAATTAGCTGAAGAGTCCATAAAGCACGGGGGATACACACCAGAAGATATTAAGATCATGAAAGCTATGGTAGCTGATTTGACGCACCCAATAATCGACTGGAATGGAACTCTTTTAGAGCTTACCAGCATTAACCCCTCAGGCAATTCATTGACTGTTCAAGTCAATGGGGATGCAAATGGTTTGTACGGTAGAATGCACTACTTTAACCAACATCCCGAGCGTTCCTCATACAGGGAGGATGTTGCAGCCATTACTTATGGTGATGATGCCGATGGAAGTGTGAGACCTGGTTGCAATTTCAACTACCACACTTTCAAAGCATTCATGGAAGTATATGGACGCAAGATAACCCCCCCCGACAAAGATGAGGACAATGCATCTGCTTACATACAAGATGCAGATTTCTTAAAGCGAAGATCCAATTATATACCTGAAATAGGTATAAGGATCGGTATGCTTAGTCGCGATAGTATCTTCAAGAGTCTTATGGCTAACCTAAAATCTAAGAGTGCAACCCCAAGAGAGGTTGCTAGATCTTGCGTTGAAGGAGCCATTCATGAAGCATTTGCTTTCGGCCGAGAAGAATATGAAGACTTTCGCGCAAAACTCAAGCAGGTTTGCGATGAAGCAGATCTGCATGTGCCAAGCCTTAACTTCGATTTTGACGAACGCGTAGTTATGTGGCACACTAAATATACCCCTGGATTCGTCACGCCCGGAGATAGACCGGAGATGTAGCTTTCGTAAATATGCGTCCAATAGCTCCGCGAAGAATAGAGCTTATTCAAAGTCTATCGAGGAACTTATTCTCGAGAGAGGTGGATACCTCGAACCCTAATGTATATTATGTAAGTGAATTTATTGATCATTGCTATGAACATGATTTGATTGCATCGGATAATGAATACGTAGTATGTGTATTAATAGGATTACTTTCCCAATGTTACGACGAGCACATCGACATTGAGGAAATTTTTGAAGAACACACTGAACCTACGAGTGTTCATGATTTTCCTGTTTCTCCTCAGTCTGGAGAAGTTTCTTCTCAAACTGTCAAATTTCAGGATAATATGAGCGCTTATGTAAATAGCGTGAATAGTGTGTATGATGATGTGCGACAATCGGCAACTGACACAGATGTTCCACTAGGAGACTTTTTGAGTCGTCCTGTCAAGATACATGAGTTTGCGTGGCAAATCGATAGTATTACTAACGATACTTTTGCACCGTGGTCTGAGTATTTCACAAACCCACGCATTGCAAATAGGTTAACTGGATACAGATTGCTACAGGCAAAATTGCATCTTAAATTTGTCATAAATGGAACACCATTCCATTATGGTAGACTTATTGCTAGTTATTATCCAATGGCTAGTAACGATTGGACTATACCTGCTGTCCCTAGTCTAACAGATGCCAACCTTATATTAATGTCTCAACGCATGCATATATATCTTAATCCTACTGATAATGATGGAGGTGAGATGATATTACCGTTTACCTGGTGGAAAAATGCTTTGAGCACCACCAGTGAGGGACCAAATACAGATTTAACTAATCTAGGAGTTATTGTTATGGGTCCCATGAACCTACTCAAACATGCATCAGGTGGGATTGATAAGGTTGATGTTTCAGTTTTCGCTTGGGCTGAAGATGTCAGACTTGCCGCTCCGACAGGTAGACCTATGACTGGTCTAACACCACAAGCGAAGGAGAGAAAAGATGAATATTCTGGAGTTATTTCCAAACCTGCGTCGGCAATAGCCAATGTGGCTAGTAAGCTTACCAAAGTTCCATATATAGGTCAGTATGCGACTGCTACTGAGATAGGTATGAGAGCTGTTGGTAAAATAGCCTCCTTATTTGGATTTTCTCGCCCTACAATGCTGGAATCCTCACAATTTAGACCTATCCCTAAAGGAAATATGGCTGTTGTGAATTTACCTGATGATACAACGAAATTATCACTTGACGCCAAACAAGAGTTAACTGTGTCCTCGACCGCATTCGGGATTGAAGATGGAGATCCCCTTGAGATTCTACGGATAGCTCAAGTGGAATCATATCTCACTCAAATTCCAGTTGCCACAGGTGCCACAGCAGAAACAAAACTATTTGAATGTCTGGTTGATCCATGTTTATCAACTCGTAATACCATAAACGCGATTCACATGACATCATTGTGTTTTGCATCAGTTCCCTTTAAGTATTGGCGAGGATCCATTGAGTTCCGGTTTCAGGTGGTATGTAGCAAGTTCCATAGGGGAAGACTTAAGGTTGTATTTGATCCGTATGGTTACCAATGGAATGATATACCCGCCGGCGGTGGGAACCCGACATATGAAGCAGCATATACAACTATTGTTGATATATCACAGAACACTGATTTTGTGGTGCGCTGTGGGTGGGGGCAATCTGAATCTTACAGAGAAAGAATGCCCCTTGATTTGATGGTGCCATATGAGATGGGTAATGTCGAATTTTGGGAGAACACCGAGCAAAGTAAATTTGGCAATGGTACAATAGCTATGTATGTTGTTAATGATATCTCTTGCCCGGGCGAAACCCTAACTCCTATTTCTGTTAATGTTTTCGTTAAGGCTGGAGATGATTTTGAAGTAGCTGTACCGCATGCTGAAGATCTTACTCGTTTACGTCTAACCAACAATTTGTATTTACCCCAATCAAAGGAGGTATACCCAGAATCCGACGAAGGTCCGGATAATAGTAATGTAGCCGAGGTGGATGCTGACAAACCTGAAGTATCCGCAGTTTTAGATACTGATGCAGCTGTTATACCTATAACTGACCCTGCCAATTTAATTCATTTTGGTGAATCAGTTAGAAGTTTTCGACAATTGCTCAAACGGTATTGTCAACATGAGGTTATAGGTCTTATCCCTTCTGGGATGCAGAAGTCATATTTACATCAAAGGGTTGCACTTCCATTCGCCCCCGGATTCACTGGTCAGACCCAGACGGATGGTATTATGAAAGCGGTGACCGGAGGTAATTATGTCTATGGATATATGACCTTTTTGAAGTATGTTACTACGGCCTTTTTGGGATGGCGGGGTGGCATACGATATGTTGTCGATTTTGGGAACATGCCGTGCTGTGCCATGAGTTCTGTTAAGGCCGGTCGGTATACTGCGTGTGATCCCCAGGACTTGACTAGCGACCCTAATATCTCTACCTCTCCTTCAGGTATTAAGGATAGGTTACAATTCAATAAACAAGAGACTGGCTTAGAAGGAATCGTCATACAGGATCCTAATATGAATAGGTTACTAAGTTTTGAAATACCTTTCTATTCTAATGCCAGGTTTATCCCTGGGAAAACCCCAGATTTCTTTGGTGGAGGTGCTTTGACAGTAGAGCAAATGCCTCAACCATGCTGGAAATTATCGTTTGATGTTAATAATTATAGCAGTACAGATGCAGTATATCCAGGAACAGGTTCCTCTATTAGTACATATGTAGCGGGAGCCGAAGATTTTAATGTTGGTTGGTATCAAGGTCCTCCTCCATTCTTTATGGAGTTGCAGTACCCTGAATAACCATTCAATTATATGTACACTACTCTGCGAGAGCCCGCAGAACGGCCGTGTGTCGTTGGCGAGCCAGATATGAGCTTTTAAGTTTTA